CCTGATAGAACACATAGAGCTTGGTGCGAGTGCCGACAGCCATGACCGGATCACCGGCATTGTCTTGCCAGGCGTGCATACTCATAGGCTCGCCATCAAGAGTGCTTGAAGTGTATTTAGTCCAACCACCAATCGGTCTGGCGTTGCCATTGTGAAAACGCATTAAATCTGAATCTATGTATCTGCCGACATTTGAGTAGTCAGTTCCATTTGTACGGACTCCAGGTTTTTGGGGTGTTATCTGAATGTAGCTCATTTTGAGTGTTATTCTTCTTCGGGTATTGTTTTCGTTTCAGACGTTGGCGTTATTTGTTTGGTTATGTTCTTATCAACAATATCTTTTTGCTCTTGCACTTTATCTTCGCCCATAACTGTTTCCACCCAACCAGTAATAACTTCGTTTGTCAGATCAGCAAACGGAATAAAGTCAGTACTAACATCTGCCAATGATAACTCTTTAGTGCTATAAACTGTTGCAGTATAGGGATTTCCCCGAGGATCATTCTGATCGCTGGTAGCAGTCAATCGCCAATGCACTACATAAACAACATCGTCAAGGCTTTCATACGTTGGATAAACGTCAACTGTTCTACAATTCCATGTGTAAGTATTTGCCATTTAATTTTCCTCCTTCAATGCTTTGACTTCTCTTTTTAATTCTTGTAATTCTGAAAGCAGAACAACAGTCAGTTTTTCATAGTCCACATTCCTGACTACATCTTTACCATCTTCCTCTTTCATTACTGCCAATTCTGGAAATACCTCTGCTACTTCCTCTGCAACTAATCCGATTTGAGGGCTATTATTTTCTAATCTTTTACCAAAGTGTTTATAATCGTCTATATATTCATAGTTAACAGGTCTTAAATTCATAATTGCATCTGCATCAGGCTTATAGTCTTGAACTTCTTGTTTATAGTCCATAGATGAACCAGAAGAATAAAATGTTCCATCTACTTCTAATTGATAACTAGGACTATTAGTTCCTATACCAATATTTCCATCTTGTAAAACAGTCAGGGGAGTAATCGGGGAGCTGGTATTAAAAACATCTATATTAAAACTGTAATTTGTAGCTGTTCTAATAGACCAATAACCATTAGAACCAATTATATTTTGGTTTACTTGTCCTGAAGCTGAACCATCAAATATAGTATTTGACTCTGTTGCACCTGCATAAATGGTTCCTACTACGTGAAGTGCAGTTATTGGACTCGAAGTTCCTATACCAACATTTTCTGTCGTATGCTCAACTCTCATCGCCTCTACGGCTGATGGAGAGATTACAATATCCGTAGAGCTAGACGTTCTCCAACGAATTTCACCAGACATGTGTTGAAAAATCATATTATTAAAACCGCTGTCAAGATATAAGGTGTAATTGTTTCCATCAGGAACACCATAAGCACTTATCTTAGCGGTTTCTGTTTCTGTTCCAGTCGTAATAGAGTATTGCGACTTCCAAGGATTGTCGGTTACGGTATAAGCCATTTTATATTTCCTCTAGTTTAAATTTGTATTTCTTGCCTGTGAGTTTATTCATTATGAATAGATCATCAGCGCCTTCTTGTATTTGCCAACTGCCATTTGTGCCATCAAACATATTTGGTTCTTCTTGGGATGTGTTAGATAAAAGCAAATCTGCTGTTGCAAGCGCACCTGTAACTGTTAAGGTAGAACCATCAAAAGTAAGATTTGCCTCACCCTGGATGGCATCTGATCCTGTCACTGTAGTCACTGTATTGTTGGTGCTACCTGTTAGGCTTACACCACCACCGCCAGAAGCGTCTTCCCAACCTACGCCACTTCCTGTTGAAGTTAGCACTTGTCCGTCAGAGCCTTGAGCGCTGCTAACTGTTAGATTGACTACATCGGCTGTGCCATTGACTGTTAATCCTGTCAGCGTTCCTAAACTTGTAATAGCAGACTGAGCTGCTCCTGTTACAGTGGCCGCTGTGCCTGTAGTGTCCTGGTTAAGAGTAGGGAATGTGCAGTTGGTTAAAGTTCCTGATGCGGGTGTTCCGAGAGCTGGTGTCACTAAAGTAGGACTGGTTGCAAACACCAATGAGCCGGAACCTGTTTCATCTGAGATAACACCCGCTAATTGAGATGATGTTGTTGCTGCTAGAGCAGAAAGATTGTCAGTGGTATAAACACCGTTTGTTACTGTATCTGCATTGCCAGTCAAAGCACCAACAAATGAGGTTGCAGTTAAAGCACCAGTGCCAGCGTTGTAGGTAACTGCTGCATCTGTTTTCGGCGCTAAATCACCGGTAGCTGATTCAAAAAGAGCCACATAAGAAGAAGTGTCTGTTGTATCTGCAACTGTAATAGTGCCAGGCACAATATTAGCTGTGCCATCAAAAGATGTGCCACCTATTGTTCTGGCTGTTGCTAAAGCTGTTGCCGTAGCAGCATTGCCTGTTGTCGATCCAGAAGATCCAGAAACATCTCCTGTAAGGTCTCCTACGAAGTCTGTAGAGGTAACACTGGTCAGACCGGTAATAGTAGTGTCTAAGTTAAGGGTAACTGACCCTGATGTGCCACCTCCGTTTAAGTTTGTTCCGGCTGTAACTCCGGTTATATCACCTGTTGTTGCAGCCTCGGCTTGCCATCCGTTAGTGGTGTCGTATGTTAATACTTCTCCGTCTGATGGACTCATTGAGCCATAGACATCTGATAATCCGGTGATTGGCACTGATATATTGGCAGTTCCGTCAAAACTGACACCAGCGATTGTCCTGGCAGTTGCAAGAGCTGTGGCTGCACCGGCAGTTAAACTGGCTGCTGTTCCTGATACATTGGTCATTACACCACTTGCTGGCGTTCCCAATGCTGGTGTAGTTAAAGTAGGACTGGTTAAAGTTTTGTTTGTTAGTGTTTGTGTTTCAGCTAATTGAACAATATTACTGTTGGTAATGGAGGCAATCTTGGTGGCTGTATCTGCGTTGCCGGTTAAAGCTCCAACAAATGACGTAGCTGTTAAAGCTCCAGTTCCAGCATTATAAGTAATTGCAGCATCGGTTTTTGGCCCTAAATCTCCTGTGGCTGACTCAAACAATGCAACATAAGAACTGGTATCTGTAGTGTCTGCAACAGTAACCGTTGCTGGAACAATATTGGCTGTGCCATCGAATGATGTTCCACCAATAGTGCGGGCTGTTTCGAGTGCTGTGGCTGTGGCAGCGTTTCCTGTCGTGCTTCCAGAACTGCCTGAGGCATCTCCGGTTAAAGCTCCAACAAATGCTGTTGAGGTAATTGATGTTGCACCAGTTACTACTCCAGCATCTACACTGATTGTGCCGTCTAATAAGATTGCTGATCCGGCTTCTGGCTCAAGGTTGATTGCCCCACCTGAATCTAGCGTTATTGTAGTGCCAACCGCTTCAAAAGTGCCATCGGCAGTAAGCGTCATGTTCGCTGCTGCTGCTGCGGTATCGGTTGTTGTTATGGCTAATGTGCCATTGGTTCCAGCTGTAAATACTGCTGTATCATCAGTCGAACCAGTCATGGTGATAACTTTTCCGTCTAGGGCAATGTCATCAACTGTTAAAGAGGTAGCGGTGGTAACAGCCAGACCGGAAGTTCCGGCAACTGTCAATCCTGATGCACCAGCCAGGATCAAGTCATCGGCTGATGTATCCCACAACATATAAGCACTTGCTGTGTCTCCGAAGAATTTTACATCATAGCCGGTATCATCCTCGCCTATCGTGAGTGTGTTATCTAGCTGGATTGCACCATCTAAATCTAATGTGCTGGTAGCAGAGAGCGTGGTAAAAGAACCGGCTGCCGGAGTCGTGCCACCGATAACACTTGAATCAATAACAGCACCATCAAGATTGACGGCCACAGAAGTTCCTGTTGATGAAAAAATTGCATCAATCGTGTCTAGGTCGGTATTCAATTTGTTACCGTAAACCTGTTTATGATTTACTTCTTATAGTTTCCTATAAGTTCAGAACTATATCATCAACCCTGTGGGTTGCCCGGCGCTCGTGGAGAGATTATTGATTGGTTTCTCACTCTCTAGTCGTTGATCCTTCCAACTACTTTAATACCTTTCGTTGGCTTGGGTGCTGATTGTCCTCGTCTTAATGCGTTAGGAGTTTCCAGCAGTTCACCGAGTTTTCATTATTAGATTGCTCTAATACGGCTCAATATCTAAGCTTTGTTCCCCAAGTATCAGTTGAGGCTCCGACCTCTGGCTTTGTCATTGACAAATTGGTCGTTGTCGTGTCTGCCATATTTTTTACCTATTGTTAATAATTGTTAATCGATTATTTTTTAACAGAATAATCAAACTGTTTGTTCAGTCCATGTCGTAGTTGACACGGTTTGTTCTGTATAAGTTGCAGTGCTGACTGTTTGTTCAGTCCATGTTGTGGTTGAAGCATCCTGGTCAGTCCATGCCATTAGTTATTGCTCCAGTAATAAGTTTGTTTTTTAACTTTGCCATAAGTTCTTCTTCTGGGAATAAGTGAGCCTTTAGCAAATGCAGCTTTTTCATCTGCCATGCGTATTTCCTCAAGTCCTTTATCAAACAAGGATTGAAAACCAGCAGCTCTTTCATCTTCCATAAGATAAATGCTTGCGTTTTTAAGACACCCGTATAAATAAATATCTGGGTGATTTGTAGAAACAAAATTAGTTGTTTGACTGTCTGATAATGCTGGAACCTTTGAATAATATGTTAGTTGAAGAGTCCTAGAAGTGTCAGGAGTCGGACACACTTCAATAGTGTCATCAACCATTGCGTAGTAGATGGGTTGGCCGCTAGAATCATTAATTGACTTACGATAAACATCCAAAGATTCAAGACTGAGCTGGAATAAAGGCGCAAAGTTGTTTGATGTAATTTCAATATTAATGGCTTCCAGCCAATCAGTAGGAACAGTAAGGTATTGACCATCGCAATCTGCGGTGGCTCTTTTTACCATGTCTGCGGTTCTAACACGCCGGTTTAATTCGGCTTCGGTTTGGTCAATGAAAAAATCCAATTCAGAAGTAAGATCGCTTCTGTTTAAAAATGCGGCTATCTCGGCTTTCAGTTCTGCATAAGTCATACTTTACCTTCCCATGTTCTAAACACCTTATTGTCACTGTCATTGAGCCAACGCTTCCAGGCTTTTTGATCGTTATGCCAGCCCTCTCTAAGCGCTTTCTGATAAATCACCATCGGCACTTCTGCGACATGTCTAAAGTCTTTGCCTGGCGTTGTTATGTTGTCTTTTAATTTCTTAACATGATCTATTACCGGGGCAACATTCTGTTTGGTGTGATAAATGTTACGAGCTTTCTCCACACCCACTTTCTCGGTAATAAATTCTGATTTGAGGTTTTCCCTCAAGTCTATTGTTGTTCTTTTTATTGTCATTTCAAAATGGGGCGAATATATATCATTTCAACCCGCCCCGTAGCTTATGCCGTTAGGATGTATCTAAGTCAGCAACAATTCCCATTGCTGCCTCGTTACACATTTCTAAGCCAAACTCAACAACCAGAAGTGATGTTATGGAATCTCCTATGTTTGCAATATCAATTTTTTCGAAATCTCGAAGATATGATACTTTTGCGTACTCAGGATCCACTAATAACAAAGACCTCTCTCTGCTGAAATTCGATGGCACAATCTTAATATCACCAAAATCTGATGAATAGACTGCAACACTGGCTTCTACTGTCGTTGCATCAACAAACTGTCGTGCTTGCGAACGCCCAGTAAAACCACTGATGACTCCCTTATTGTAAGGGCCACAAATCGCCATTTGAATTTCTGCACCATTTCCAAAGGCAGTCTGTAAGACTGTTTTTAATAGTGCTTCTGTCAATGCGCGTTGTGTTCCATCTGTGGCAGCGGCTGAAGCTGATCCATCAGCTCCACCTGATCCTCTAGAATCATTGGATGTAATCCAGGATTCAAAGGAACGGGTTTGCCTTGCAGTAGTGGCATCACCTGTGACTTTAGCGTAGTTACCGCATAAAGCGGTTTCCATGTCTCTTTTCAGAGCCTTTGCCATAATCGCCAGTTGGTGGGCCATTTCTGTTTTCTTGCCAGCTGGATCACTTGCTTGCTGCGAACCGGTTACAGTTGCATCTCTGCTTTGAATCATCGCAACGTTAGTTTGACGAGTCGTGCCAGTAGATGTTGACCTTGAGAGTTCAAAACCCTCTAGGTCTCCTGTTCCTGTTGCTGAAGGAAGCGATTCCGTTTGCCAATCGAATACGACATTTTTAATGCTATTCTTGCCTATGGCACTCATGAAGGGTGTAGTCGTAGGCGACAAATTATAGATGATATTACTCAACTGTTCTCTGTCAGCTGTTGCTTCATAGGTGTCAACAATTTCTGTTATCGCCAAACTGTTTATGGATGGCTTCCTATACGCTAATATAGGTTCGGACTATCTCATCAACTTAAAAAGTTGCTCCGCGCTCTTGGGTTTTTACTGTCCTCGTCTTATTCGTTAGGACTCCATAACCTAGTCTCTGGACTTGCCAAACATTTCTGTTTGTCTTAGCTGCTGATTGCCCTCGTCTTTCTCGTTAGGGTGTTCCAGCAATTCACGGAGTTTTAAATGCGCATGACGGTTCACGCATTAGTGACCATAGCCATATCGTTTTCTCCTTTCCGGTAAACCGGAAGTTAAAGGTTTATATTAATTGCTCAAAAACCTTGGCAGCGTCTTGGACTTTGCCTGTCTTTTTGAGCCGTGTTTTTGCCTTTTTCAGAGGAGTGGTTGACTTGGTTTGCTTTACAGTTCCAGGTCGTGCTACGCGAGCAGCAGCTTTTTGTTTAGGTTTCTTCTTAGCAGCTTTTTTAGTTGATGAGTGCTTATAAGCATCTCTCATAATTTTCAACAACCGCCAATCATAAACCTGATTAATTTCTTCTGCTGTAAAACCCTGATCGATGGCATATTGGCGGATTTTTAATTTTTCCGCTTGGGCCACTTCAGCGTTCTTCCATTCAGGAATGTCCTTTTGTAACTGTTGTTCGCCGTAAGCCATATAATTTTGCACTTGCTCATTATACTTTTGAGCTGACTCTTGTTTGAGTCGTTGTTGCTCAGACTCAGCAGCGGCTAACTGTTCTTTTTGTTCATTCCATTTGTCTCGCTGTCGCACATATCCTATTGGATCATCTGCGTATAGCTGTTCCCAGTCAACTTTTTCATAGTCACCTAGCCCAGTTTTTAATTGGGTTTGGAGTTTTGGTATCAACTCTGAATAAAGACTGTTTTGTTGGCCTAACTCAGCTTGCTGTTGTTCTAACACTTTTTTTTGTGCTGCAAGTTCCTGGGTTTTCCTGGTGTAATCTGCTTGCCTTGAATACGAGTTTTGAAGCTCATCAAGGGTAACCGAAACATCTTCGCCATTTATTTTGACTCCGTATAGTGTCGGTTCCTCAACTGCTTCTGACTCATTTTGTTCTGCGTCAAGAGTTTCTTCTGTTTCTTCGCTATCGTCATCTTGGAGTTCTAACTCCTCAACAACTTCTTCTTCAACAGTTTCATCGGCTAACTCAGCTGTCTCTTGAGTTTCTTCTGGTGCTGCTTCCGGCCTTTCTTCCGGGGGAGTCATTAGAGCCTCAAAGGCGCTGGTTGCCTTATCTACTTCTGTTTGTAGTTCCAGTGGCTTATCTACCATGTTGGATTCCTCATATTGAATTATGATCTTTTGATTTTAAACGTTTGCTATTTGTAATACAAACTATTTAAATAACTTTTCTCAGCCTGTTTAAACTGGCTTTTGTAATTTTTCCTTTTTCAACAATTATTCTTAAATGTCTTTCAACTTCAGGTAATAGTTTTGTTGCCTGGTGTAATTGCTCTCTTAGTTCTTTTTCTTCAGGCAAACTATTAACCCACAAGTTAATGTATTCCTCTTTCAGTGATTCTATTGATTTTTTAAATGTTTCACTGTTAAGGATTATTTCAGCCTCATTTGAAGCCAGTATGTCTTTTTGTGATGTCATGGAATTCTTCCTCCTAAAGAGTTTATAATTTGTTGTATGCTGCCCAAACCTAATGGCTGATAACCAAGCGGCAATGAATTAAATTGACTATAAATCAATGGTGGATCGGCCACATTGCTTTGAATGGCAAAGGGGTTGTAATCAACAGGCACAAAACCCTCATCAAATGCTGTATATCCTTGTGGTTTTGCCTGGCTATATGAAATGCCTGGGGCAATGCCATAAGTAGGCACATCGGGGTATGCGAAAGAAATTGGACTCCAAGGAACCTCCACTGTTTCACCATTATCGCTAATGACTATAGGGGGTGTGGTTCCAGCTCCAGTGCCATCGCCTCCCTCGCCACTACCAGTGCCATCTCCAGTGCCGCTTCCTGTTCCAGTGCCACTTCCTGTGCCACTTCCAGTGCCTTCTCCGGTTCCCTCACCGCCGCCCACGCCAGAACCAGTGCCACTTTCTCCTGTTGTTTCAGTTCCTGTTCCTGTTGTTTCAGTGCCGGTTCCTGTTGTTTCAGTTCCTGTTCCTGTGCCTGTGCCTGTGCCTGGTGGGGTTGTAACCACAGGTGGTGTTGGAATTACAGGTGGAGTTACCACAGGTGGAGTTGGAATTACAGGAGGTGTTACAACCGGAGGTGTTACAACCACAGGTGGTGTTGGAGTTACAACCGGTGGTGTAGGTGTAACCACAGGAGGGGTTATTACCACTGGCTCTGGAATCGGTGTTACTACAGGAGGGGTTGGAATTACAGGTGGTGTTACAACCACTGGTGGGGTTACAACCGGAGGCACTACCGGAGGTGTTGGAATTACAGGTGGTGTTACTACTGGTGGAGTTACAGGTGG